AATAAAATTATTGTTGGTATGACTCACGAAGAAACTGAAGTTTCTGAAGGTGCTGCCTGGACTAAGAAGTCTGGTAAGAATAAAGAAGGTGGGCTCAATGAAAAAGGACGTAAGTCTTATGAAGCAGAAAATCCTGGTTCCGACCTGAAAGCACCATCCAAAGAGAAGGGTAATAAGAGAAGAGCATCATTCTGTGCAAGAATGAAAGGTATGAAGTCTAAACTTACTTCTGCTAAAACTGCTAGAGACCCCGATAGCAGAATTAATAAATCACTTAGAGCGTGGAATTGCTGATTAATTTATGAGTGACGTATATCTTGGTAATCCCCTTCTAAAGAAGGCAAATACTCCTATTGAGTTTACCCCGGAACAGGTTGAAGAATTTATTAAATGTAAACAAGATCCAGTTTATTTTACTAAAAAGTATGTAAAAATTGTGACCTTGGATGCAGGTCTCCAACCTTTCCTACCTTATGATTTTCAAGAAAAGTTAATTAATAACTTTCATGGAAATAGATTTAATATTTGTAAGATGCCCCGGCAGACTGGTAAGTCTACTACGGTGGTATCTTTTTTGCTGCATTATGCGGTATTTAATGCCAGTGTCAATATTGGCATCCTAGCAAACAAAGCAGCAACTGCCAGAGAACTTTTGGGAAGGTTACAAACTGCATACGAGAACTTACCAAAATGGATGCAGCAGGGTATCATAGCATGGAATAGAGGTTCATTGGAGTTGGAAAATGGTAGTAAGATATTGGCATCATCTACGTCTGCAAGTGCTGTCCGAGGTATGTCATTTAACATCCTCTTTCTCGACGAGTTCGCGTTCGTCCCAAACCACATTGCTGACTCATTCTTTGCCTCTGTTTATCCTACTATTACTTCTGGTAAAAACACCAAGGTAATCATTGTTTCAACGCCTCACGGTATGAATCACTTCTACCGAATGTGGCATGATGCAGAGAAAGGTAAGAATGAATATATCCCAACAGATGTTCACTGGTCAGAAGTTCCAGGTAGAGATTCTGCTTGGAAAGAACAAACCATTGCTAACACTTCAGAGCAACAGTTCAAGGTTGAGTTTGAATGTGAGTTTTTAGGTTCTGTTGATACTTTAATTGCTCCTAGTAAATTAAGGAGTATGGTGTATGCGTCTCCAGTTAAACAAAATGCTGGGTTAGACATACACGAACCACCAAAAGAAAATCACGATTATATAATGACCGTTGATGTTGCTAGAGGAGTCGGAGCAGATTACTCTGCATTTGTCTGCGTGGATATTACAGAGTTTCCTCATAGGATTGTAGCAAAGTATCGAAATAATGATATCAAACCTATGCTATTTCCAAATATAATTTATGAAGTAGCAAAAAACTACAATAGCGCATTTATACTCTGTGAGGTCAACGATATTGGAGACCAGGTAGCGTCTATCTTACAATATGATCTTGAGTATCAAAACTTACTTATGTGCTCTATGAGGGGCAGAGCAGGGCAAGTTGTAGGTCAAGGATTTTCTGGCAAAAAAACCCAGCTAGGTGTGAAGATGTCCAAGACGGTGAAGAAAGTTGGATCATTAAATCTTAAGACAATGATTGAAGAGGATAAATTGCTCTTCAATGACTATGAGATTATTTCAGAACTGACAACCTTCATTTCAAAACACAATTCATTTGAAGCAGAAGAAGGTTGCAATGATGACCTTGCAATGTGTCTGGTTATCTATGCTTGGTTGGTAGCACAAGATTACTTTAAAGAACTGACTGACCAAGATGTTCGTAAGCGATTATACGAAGAACAAAAAAATCAAATCGAACAAGATATGGCACCATTCGGATTTATGGATGATGGTATGGGAGACGATAGTTTTACTGACGATGATGGTGATAGGTGGTTTAAAGCAGATGAGTATGGAGACACTGCTGGTGGTATGGATTATATGTGGAGATACTGATGGAATTTGATAAGCAGATAAAATTAGGACATTTGCTTCTCAATGATAGAAAATGTAGAATTTGTGGCGAAACAAAAAATTTAGTAGAAGGATTTTACAGGACAAGAAAAAATAGAGGACCAGTAGCATCTTCATATTCGTATGAATGTAAAGAGTGTACTATAAAAAGAATTACTGATACTAGAAAAGATAAGTATAACTCGGTTTCTAAGATAAAAGACATTTATCCAGACTGGTAGTTCACGCCACGTTTCCCCACTGAAGATATAGTTTTTAATAAATATTTTCAGATAAACTGAGATTTACGGAGAAAAAAATGGCGACTCCTCAATTATCTCCAGGCGTACTCGTCAGAGAAGTTGATTTAACCAAGGGTAGAGTTGATAATGTTTTAGATAATATTGGAGCAATTGCGGGTCCTTTCGCGATCGGTCCAGTGAATGAACCCATTCAGGTTGACAATGAGCAAGCACTTATCGATGTATTCGGTAAGCCACAAGCAAGTGGTAACCAGTATGAGTACTGGATGTCTGCTTCCTCATACCTCTCTTACGGTGGCGTTCTGAAGGTAGTAAGAGCATCTGGAACCACACTTAACAATGCAAATGCAGGTGTTGGTATTGCTGCTACAACTACTCTCTTAATTGAGAACTACGACGACTATTCAGAGAACCACGATACAGCAACAGACTTTACTTGGGCTGCTAGAAACCCTGGTACTTGGGCAGATGACCTGAAAGTTTGTGTCATCGATGATTTTGCAGACCAGACAATCGGAATCACTACAACAGACCTTGGCGCAATGGGCGTTACGGTTGGTGCTGGTGTTACTGCTGCAATTGCTGGTGCAACAGTTCCTGGTCAAGGTGCTACTAGTTCTTTCACCGGTTATCTCAAAGCAATTGTTACAGGTTTTACGACCTCAACCGCAGGTGCTAGTACAATTGAGGTTAAAATTGTTTCTCGTGTAGAAACAGTTGGTGGTGGTACAACAGAAACTAAGATTGCATACCAAGAAGGAACACAATACGCTTCATTCGACACAGCAGATACTTTGACGTTTGTTGCAAGTAATGGCAGTAACCTTGGTTCCGGTGCAGTCCCAGTTGCTACTGCAGTTGATTGGTATGACCAACAAACTCTTGGATTAACAAATTCAACTGTATACTGGAAGTCTATTGCACCAAGACCAACTGCAAACAACTTTGTAACCACAAGAAATGGTTATAACGATGGCATTCACGTCGTGGTTGTAGACGACAAAGGTTCTGTAACAGGAATTCAAGGTAATATCCTTGAGAAGCACATTAGTCTTTCTAAAGCAACAGATACAATTTCTGCAGTTAACTCTCCGCTGAAAGTTTACTACAAGGATTATATTGCTGACTTCTCTGCTAACGTATTTGCAGGTAAGAGTCCATCAGCAGCAGCAGATGCTGTTCATGGCACAACTCCAGTTGCAACTGGTTTTACTGCTTACACTGGTGTTCCATCTGCTTCCTTTACTCCAATTACTACCGGTAGCGGCACTTGGGGACAGGCAGCACAAGGGGTAACGTTCTCCGCAGTTGGTAATGTTTCTTATACCTTCTCTGGTGGTAAGAACTACGGAGTCACTGGAGCAACCGATGAGTTCAAAGCAACTCTTGCAAATATTCAAACTGCATACTCATACTTCTCTAATAAGGATGAAGTAGAAGTTGATTATCTAATCATGGGTCCTGGATGTACTGAAAAAGCAGAATCTCAGGCAAAAGCAAACTATCTGATTTCTCTTGCAGAATCAAGAAAGGATTGTATGGCACTGGTCGGTCCTCATAGAGCAGACCTAGTTGGTCAGTCTAATACAACAACTCAGACCAATAACCTAATTGAATACTTTAGTCCTCTGACTTCTTCGTCATATGCTGTGTTTGATAGTGGTTATAAGTATCAGTATGATCGCTTCAATAACAAGTTCCGTTATGTACCTTGCAACGCTGACGTTGCTGGCATGATGACTCGTACTAACATTGTTGCATTCCCGTGGTTCTCACCTGCAGGTCAGGCAAGAGGTACATTGAATAATGCAATCAAACTTGCATACAATCCATCTAAGGCACAGAGAGATAAACTGTATCCTAACAGAATTAACTCTTTTGTAACTCAGTCTGGAACAGGAACATATCTCTTTGGAGATAAAACAGCGTTGTCTTATGCATCTGCATTTGATAGAATTAACGTTCGCCGTTTGTTCCTTACTATCGAGCAAGCACTTGAGAGTGCAGCGAACGCACAACTCTTTGAACTCAACGATGAGTTAACAAGAGCAAACTTCAGAAACATTGTTGAGCCTTATCTCCGTGATGTTGAAGCGAAGAGAGGTCTCTATGGATTCCTCGTTATTTGCGATGAGACCAACAACACTCCTGACATCATTGATAACAATGAGTTTAGAGCAGATATCTATCTGAAACCTGCCAAGTCCATCAACTATGTTACTTTGACATTCGTTGCTACACGCACGGGCGTCAGTTTTGAAGAAGTAGCAGGTAGAGTTTGATTTAGCCTTATCATAAATATCTAAAGGAGAGTAAAACAATGGCTACAAGAGAAAACAAATCACTTTCAGCATTCAAATCCAGACTTGTGGGCGGCGGCGCTCGCCCCAATCTGTTTGAGGTTGAGTTAACTACATTCCCCGATTCTGTCGAGGGATGGGATAATAATTCTGCTGATATGTTCCGGTTCATGTGTAAGTCGGCAGCACTTCCTGCTTCCAATATTGCACAAATTGATGTCCCTTTCAGAGGACGTATTTTTAAAGTTGCTGGTGACAGAACTGTCGATACATGGACAGTAACAGTTATTAATGATGAAAACTTTGGTCTCAGATATGCATTTGAGTCATGGGTTGAATCAATGGCAAAACTTTCTAATAATATGGGCGCTACTGATCCAGATGCTTACATGACAAGTGCTACCGTCTATCAACTTGGTAGAGGTAATAAATTATCAAGTCGCGATAATTCTGGTGAAAATAATGCTGTACTTGCACAGTATAACTTCATTGACATTTTCCCAACTAATGTTTCTCAGATTGACTTGTCTTATGACAATGGCGATCAGATTGAAGAGTTTACTGTAGAATTCCAAGTTAATTCTTGGAATAGAGGACAGTTATCAGAACCAGAAGAGTCGTAATATCTTAGGTTTAGTCCTTTCATAAATAAATTGAAAGGACTAAACCATAAATCATTATGTCGTCAAAGTTATTTGGATTCTCAATTGAGAATTCCGAACCACTACCGCAAAGTGCAGTATCACCCGTTCCTCCCAATGATGAGGATTCGGTTGATCACTATGCGACTAGTGGTTTTTTTGGTAGCTACGTAGATCTTGAAGGTGTATTCAGAAGTGAGTTTGATTTAATCAAACGATATCGTGAAATG